TTATTGTATGAAGATGAACTTCAAAGAGCGCTACAAGAAGACGGCTCTTCTAGCAGCTCGTATATAAGTCCGAAGGTATATTATCCAAGTGTCTAATACTGCTTCAGGAAAATTTGCAAAATTTATTTCAGACCGTTCAGGTATGGAATTTCCATATAAAGAAATGGTCAAAGAATGGAATGGATCCAGAGTACATATTTCTGAATTTGAAGCAAAGCATCCACAGTTAGAGCCAAAACCACATACAGCAGATCCACAAGGTTTAAGAAATGCAAGACCTGCAAGAACAGAGCCTGCTGTTTTAATTTTATTAAATCCAAATCCTTTTCAAACTATTATTTATTCTGGAACCACTTATGTAAATGTTTATTCTCCTAATCATGGACGATCAACAGGAGATACAGTTAGATTTAGAGGACCTTCTAATGCAACTGGATATAATGATGTTCCAAGTTTTAATGGTATAACAGATATTTCAAATGCATCAGGATTTTCTATCACTGTTGGTAAAATTGATGCATCAGGAAATGTTGACGATACATCAAATTACTATTATTTTATAAGCACAGACACTGCTACAAACAGTGGTATAAATGGAGGAGGAGAAGGCTGTACCGCAGGTCCAGTTACTTTATCATCATAATGACATACGCAGAATTAGTTCAAAAGATTAGAGATTACACAGAAGTCGATGCCAACGTATTAACATCAACTATTATTGATGGTTTTATTGAAGATGCGGAATGGAGAATATTCAGAGACGTAGATTCTGATAATAATAGACGATATGCAACAGCAAATCTAATTGCATCACAAAGATTTATTGACATACCTGCAGATTTATTAATTGTAAGATCTGCTCAAATCGTAGATTCAGATGGTAGTTCACAACCCGATAATAGAGAGTTTTTAGAATATAGAGATACGAGTTTTATGTCTGAATATAATCCAATGGGAACAACTGGAGTACCTAAATATTATGGTATGTGGGACAAAGACACTATTGTTTTAGCTCCTAGTCCTGATGCTACTTATGAAATTCAATTAAATTATATCTTGAAAGACCCAGGTTTATCTAGTAGTAATACAACTACATACTTAAGTAAGTATTTTCCCAACGGACTTTTGTATGCATGTTTAGTAGAAGCATTTTCTTTTCTAAAGGGGCCAAATGATCTCTTGCAATTATACGAAGGAAAGTATAAACAAGTAGTTGAAGGCTTCTCTATAGAACAAATGGGAAGACGAAGACGAGATGAATATCAATCAGGTGTTCCTCGAGTCGGAGGTAAATAAGGAGAAAAAAAACTATGGCTATAACACAAGCGATCGCAAATTCTTTCAAGAAACAATTGTTAGAAGGTGATCATAACTTTAAAAGTGCTGGTGGAGATGTTTTTAAATTAGCTCTTTATACCGCAGGTGCAACTTTAACTTCTGCTACAACTTCATATACTACTTCAAATGAAGTAGCTGCTTCTGGACAATACACAGCAGGCGGTGGTGCATTAGTTAATGCTGGAACATCTATTACTGCTGGTGTAGCTAGAGTCGATTTTAATAACTTATCTTTTACTGGTGTAACGTTAACTGCTAGAGGTGCATTAATTTATAATACATCTGCTGCCGTTGCTAATTCAGCTGTTGCTGTTTTAGATTTCGGTTCAGATAAAACTGCAACTTCTGGAACGTTTACAATTCAGTTTCCAGCGCCAACATCAACTGCAGCGATTCTAAGGATCTCTGGTTAATCGTAGGAGGTAATCTCCTATGGCAAATACCTGGGGTGAATTAACTTGGAATGCAGGCCTATACGGTTTGCAAAATGACGGAAACGTCAATCCAAGTGGGATATCGTTATCTTCAAATTTAGGAACCGTTTTAATTGACGCTGAAGTCAATCAAGGTTGGGGTTCTGATACTTGGGGTACGGAGACTTGGGGTATTTCAGGTTTAACTGTTGATCTAACAGGAATTGCATTATCATCTAATTTAGGTTCAATCACTATTACTGCAGATGCGTCTGCAGATTTAACCGGTGAAGAATTAACAGGTGCATTAACAACACCTGAAGCAAGTTCAACATTTGTTGCAGAAGTAACAGGTCAACCAATGACTATGGATCTAACGTTTGATCCAGAAATTGTTACACCTACCGGTGAAGAATTAACAGCTACAACAGGTACCGCTACATTAGAAGCAAATACTATTGCAGAAGTATCTGCTAAATCTGCTTCGACTTGGAATGGTAATTATGCATGGGGCTTTGGTGCCTGGGGCAATGAACAAATAGACACTTTAACTATGTCTATGTTGGAAGGCGACCTGGATCCGGCACCAGATGTTTCATTAACCGGTAATGCAGCAGCAATGGCTCTTGGAGAAGAAACCATTACTGCAAATGCAGATGTATTGGTAACAGGTCAAGCAATGACCATGACAGAAGATTCTGTCACTATTGATTTAAATACTCCTGTAGATGTAACTGGTTTTGCATTAACTATGCAAGAAGGAGACGAAACAGCTACTGGAAATGCAACTGTTTCTTTAACAGGATTTGGCTTGACAATGGAGGAAGGAAGCCTTAAAACTTTAATCTGGAACCAGATAAATACAGGTCCAGCTCCTATCTGGGTAGAAGTTGACACAGCTGCTTAAATTTAGTAAAAGTATAAATAACGGAGACGTAAAAAATTATGGCAAACTCAACATCAGCTAATTTAAAATTAACTGTACAAGCAACTGGAGAAAATTCAGGAACTTGGGGACAAATCACAAACACAAACTTATTAATTCTTGAACAAGCAATTGGTGGTTATTCTGCTGTTACATTAAATGCAACGACAGGTGCAACTTTAACTTTTTCAAATGGTGCTTTATCTTCTGGTAAAGATGCAGTTATTAAATTAACTGGAACGATTACTACAAACGTAAATGTAACTATTCCTGATTCAGTAGAAAAAACTTATATCGTTGAAAATGGAACATCAGGTGCATTCACTGTAACTGTTAAAACGACTTCAGGTTCAGGTGTAACTTGGGCTGCAGCGGATAAAGGAACTAAAGTTGTTTATTCAAATGGAACAGATGTTGTTGATACAGCATTAACTGATGTAGCTTCAGACTACTCTCCACAATTATCTGCAAGTCTAGATGCAAATGGAAACAATATTGAATTTGATGATGCAACAGGAATTACTGATGATGCACAAAACGAACAATTAATTTTTTCAAAAACAGCTTCTGCAGTTAACCACATACAAGTTAAAAATGCAGCTGCTTCAGGTGCACCTTCAATTACTGCAATTGGAGATGATACAAATATTGGAATTTCAATTCAGCCAAAAGGGGATGGTCAAGTTACTTTAGATCAATTAGTATTTCCAACTGGCACTGGTTCAGTAGACCAAGTATTAACTAGTGATGGTTCTGGAAATTTATCTTTTGCTGATGCTGGTGGTGGTGGAACATCTTGGCAATCAGTTAAAACTACAACGTTCACAGCAGTTGCTGGTGAAGGATATTTCGTAAACACAAATGGTGGTACATTTACTGTAACACTTCCAGGTTCACCAACTTTAGGTGATGAGGTAACTATCGTAGACTATGCAGGCACATTCGATACAAACAACCTTACGATCGGTCGTAATGGCAATCCCATACAAGGAGCAGCATCTGACCTAACCGTTTCAGTTGAAAGAGCAGGTTTAACTCTTGCTTTTGTTGACGGGACTCAAGGTTGGTTGTTGAAGAATAAATAATGTCGACATATAGAGGTATTCAAGGTTTCTCAGTTCAAAATCTTACTGCTGACCCAAGCGTCGCAGTTGATGGACAGCTATGGTATAACAATGCTACCTATGCTTTTAAAATTTTAAATGAATTTGCAACAGGGGCCTGGTCGACAGGTGGGAATTTAGTAGGAACGGCAAAATCAGAATTAGCAGGAGCTGGAACTCAAACTGCAGGACTTGCTTTTGGTGGAAGTATACCACCACACACTAATGAAACAGAAGAATACGATGGATCAACTTGGACAGCAGGTGGAAATTTAGGAACTGCAAGAAGTCAACATGCAGGAGCTGGAACTCAAACAGCTGGTTTGGCTTTTGGTGGAAATCCACCTCCTACAGGTTCAAACGTAACAGAAGAATATGATGGATCAACTTGGTCACCTGGTGGAAATTTAGGAACAGCAAGACGAAATTTAGCAGGAGCAGGTATACAAACGGCTGGATTAGCTTTTGGTGGAAATGATCCAGCAATTAATGCTACAGAAGAATACGATGGAACTTCTTGGACAGCAGGTGGAAATTTAGGAACAGCTAGATTTCGTTTAGCAGGAGCAGGAACTCAAACTGCGGGTTTGGCTTTTGGAGGAGATCCTCCTTCAGATCAAGCAAAAACAGAAGAATAC